GCAACATTAATTTTACCAATTTCTGCAGCACTATCACGAAAAGAAATGTAAGTAGCACCGTTGGCATTGCCATCAGCAGAATATTGACAAACCATCATAGTGTTATCAGAATTAGCACTGCCATCGGTATCCCTCAAACGTAGACATGTTGCTCCAAATGCACCAGCTTTTGTTCCATTTACAGAGAATTTACTATCAGCACCTATACCAGTGCTATCAATCATCACAGAATCCTCAGAAGCATCTACAAAAAAGAGGGCTTCGTCAGCGTCACCTTCTACACGAAAGTCTACACTCTGCGAACTTTCATTAATTACCGTTTCATCACTTTGAATATCAATACGATTCTGAAGACTTCCATTTAACATTGTTTGAAAGATTAGTCTACCATCCTCTACTCCGTCAGCGACATCCATTATTCTAGCATTTAAATTTGCATACTCAACGTCTTCACCTGCATCATTTTTTCCAGTAAATCTTAACTTCCCCATTACGTCACTGTTTGCAGGACTTGTACTTTGTCTACTTATATTTAAAATTGGACCATTGACAAAAGTATCATCTGTAGATACAAGAACTACAGTATCGTTAGTGTCTGAAGATTCAACATTCAAAACACCACCGTGGTCTGTGCTTGTAGCAATATTAACGTGGTCATTTCCTGCGTCAACAAAAAGTGCGTGTGTGTTACCATTTGATTCTACACGAAAGTCTGCATCAGCACTACTTTCATTAATAGTGACAGCACCATCTAAACTAGCATTACCTGTATAACTAGCTAAACTACCTGCAGGTGGTGTTATTGTACCCATAGCCAACCCCATGTATACAAGATAACAAGAGTCACCACTTGCTACAGCTTCAGAGAATGTAATTGTCGTACCAGACGCTGTATAAGCCTTACCAGAGCCTTCTTCCTGTTTTACGTTGTTGATGTATACGAGAAGCTCTTTGCCGTTTGCTACGGCTCTATCAAGCGTGTAGGCTGTGCTACCATCACCTGTTATGGTTTGTGTTTCAAACGCTTGAAACTGTGCTGCTAGTTGATTACCAATATAAGGCATATTAGTTATCTATCTCCATAATTGATAATGCTCCACTCAGCTTGTCAGCAACGGAGCAGTCTACTCTTAGTTTATCACCTTTTTCTAACACTACTTTATTTCCTGCTAGTAATTCTACAGAACTTCCTACAGGGATAGGTATGTCTTTTGCTAAGAAAGCTGTGCCATTAGCAACATCATTTGCTCCACCTCTACCACTTGTGGTGCTAACTAGCTCTAATTCTGCTGTAACTTGAGAAGTATGTATGTTTGTTAGTATTAATCCTAACACAACAGTGGTTACTCCTGATCCACTTGCGCTTGCTGTATATATATCATATGGTGTATCTGCAGCGTTTGGTTCTGCTGCAAAAGTTACCACCTTAAATGTATTTGCCATATCTTTCTCCTTATCCTAATGCAATGGCTAGTGCTGTAGCTTCGTTACCTATTACTGTATTTAAGGCTGTGCCGTTTACAGTTATTGCATCTGCTTCAAGTGTGCCGTCAATGTCAGCGTCACCACTAATATCTAAACTTGTTGCATCAACTTCACCTGCTACTGTTAGAACTCCACTAGCCACAGTCATCAAGTCTGTGTCACCAGTGTGTCCAATGGTTGAACCGTTTATAATTACGTTGTCTACTGTAAGAGTAGTTAGTGTGCCAAGTGATGTTACGTTTGCTTGTGCTGCAGTTTGTAATGTACCTGCTAGTTGTGTGGCTGTTAGTCTTCCTGTGCTTGGGTTGTAGGTTAAATCACCATCTGATTCTAATCCTATGTTACCAC